TGAACAAGAGGTCGGATGCTTGGGATTTAAGATGGCTTTTTTTATTACTTATAATTTGCTAATGGCAACAGAAAAAAATTCATTTCTTCTTTACTGTGATATCATTCACACCGTAGAGAAATTAAAAGACGTAGATGCAGGAGCATTACTTAAACACATCTTGCGTTACGTTAACGATCAACAACCAGTAACGGACAATCCAATTGTAGAAATAGCTTTTGAACCTATCAAGCAAAGTCTTAAACGTGATTTACTAAAATACGAGAACATACGAACTCGTAATAGTGCCAACGCAAAGAAGCGATGGGATGCGAAAGAATGCGACCGCATACCAAATGTACCTAGTGACACCAAAAATGCCGATAGTGATAGTGTAAGTGATAGTGTTATATCTAAAGATATATATATTAAGGCTACATTAGATAATCGCAAACAAAAGTTTGCCGATTCTTTAGTTCCTTTTTTAGAAAAGTATGGAAAGGATATGTTGAATAAGTTTTATATGTATTGGACTGAACACGGTGAACGTGATAAAAAAATGAGATTTGAAAAAGAAAAAGCATTTAACTTAGTGCTTCGTTTAACTAATTGGTTGGAACGAAATAACGAAAGAAAGAAAATAGAAGTTAAATTACCTCCTCAAATAATAGACTAATGTACAAAAGACTAACAAACGTAAACAACGAACTTTTTGATATACGCTTACAGAAAGACGTAAGAGGTAAATCAATTGGTTGGGATTGGGATATACTTCCATACACAATAAAAGAAGGATGTACCACTTACATTGGTTCAGCTCCAGCATCAGGAAAGACAGAGCTTTGGTTTGAGATACTTATTAACCTTTCGTGTTTACATAATTGGAATCACGTTGTATTCTCACCTGAAACAGGAAGTAGTGCAGAGATATTTGCAGAGCTATGTTACAAGTACGTTGGTAAACCTTACGTTCAAGGACAGAACTCAATGAGTAACTCAGAACAGATAGTTGCTGAGATGTTTATCAATGAGCATTTTATTGTTATTGACCCAATTGATGAAGATTTAACCATTACTAAATTTTACGAATTGGTTGATGAAATCGAAAAAAAGGAAGGAATGAAAATACACACTACAACGATTGATCCTTGGAATGAATTAACGGAGGAGTTTTTACCAAGTGATTTAGGACGTGAAGATAAGTACCTAAGTAGGATTTTGGGAACAGTACGAAAAAACGCAAGAAAGACAGGGAGACATAACTGTGTAATCAATCACGTTAGAGACCAACCGATGGTAAGCTCAAAAACAATAGCAGGAACTGACATTAGTTACTTTCCTATGCCAAGTGCAAGAGACTTTGCAGGAGGTCAAGTATGGTTTAGAAAAGGTCTAAGCGTTTTAATACCTTGGAGACCTCCTTACGGATTATTAGATTCAGATGGTAACGGAGCAGAGAAAAACGAAGTGCATTTGAAGGTAGCTAAGAGTAAACCTAAAGGCGTATCAAAAAACGGAGTATATAAGTTATATTTGGACTTAGATAAATATCAATACTATATGCTAGATTTTAAAGGTAACCGTATCTACGCTAACAGAACAAAGAAAGTGCCTGAGCAAAAGAAGCTCACAATGGTTGAACAAAAGTTAAACGCATTAAACAACAAAGGATGGACATAGGATTAAAACTACTTTACATCAAAGGACTTATACAAAAAAACATTTGGAAAGTAAAGCTAACAAGAGAAGAACTACAGGAAAAGCGACCATCAGCTGCAGCTTATATAAACGGAGCTAAAGACACTGAGAACGATTTAAAGCAGGTGCAGTTAGCAATCGTTGAGTTGGAAACAGAACTACGCTTACACGGACGAGAAATCAACCGATGTCTGCATATAAACGGAGAATTAAAGAAAAGAATTGAAGAACTAGAACACGAACTTAAATTTAAAAATGTAGAATTATGACAAAGGAATTAGCAAGAGACATTTTACACAATTACCTTGAGGAAAAAATGCAAAACAAATCAGAACTTCCAATATGGGACGAAAGAATCACAACTACCTATGAAGATAATATTTTAGCTACTTGGACATTTAGAGGAATATTAAAATTTGTATACAATTTAGAAGATAAATTATGAGAAAAGAGCATAAGCTAGTTGCATTAGCAGCAGTATTACCTGTATTAGCAGATTGGATAGAAGACTTAAACGACCAATCAGTATTTAAACGAGACCTAAAACGCAAAGCAAATATGCTGATGCAAGAGATTAGGAAAGTAGATAATCAAGTTTTACAGGTATACGGAGAGAACCGAGAGCAAATCTACGAACAACAGGTAGACTTGCAGATTAGATTTCGTCAATTTGTACAATCAATAATTGTAGACTAATGAAAGTAGGAAGTGATTTTAGTGGAGTGGGTGCATTTGACCAAGCTCTGAAGCGTTTAGGTGTTAACTATGAAACTGTTTTTGCCTGTGATATGGATAAGTATGCTAGAGATACATTCATTCACAACTACGGAGAGCCTAAATACTATCCAACCAATGTTTATGACCGAGAGATTCCGAAAGAGTCACTTGACATTTATATGACTTCTCCTCCTTGTCAAGCATTCTCACTTGCTGGAAAGCGACTAGGAAAAGACGATAAACGAGGAGTGCTATTCTTTAACTCACACGAATTTATTCAAGTAAACAAACCTCGATTTTTTATATTCGAAAACGTGAAAGGATTGCTTTCAGATGATGGAGGTAGAACATTTCAAGAGTGGGTAAATATGTTAGGAGGTAAATCAGTAAACGGACTACCTGTGTTGTTTGCTCACGATGATGCAGTTCCTTATCACTTGTATTGGAAAGTTTTAAATGCAAAGCATCACGGTGTTCCACAGAATCGAGAGAGAGTTTTCTTGATTGGCATCAGAGATGATAAAGACAATAATTTTCAGTATCCAAGAGAAGAACATTTGATGAAAAGATTGAAAGATGTATTAGAAGAAGAGATATTTGAAAAATATTATTTGAGTGATGAACGTATTGGAACAATTACAAATGCAGAACGTGGTATTGGATGGACTGATGCAGACACAAAAAATACTGCTAATTGTGTTCTTACAGGTTACGCAAAGAATCCAACTGATGGTGAATATTTAAAAGTTAAAAGTAATTTGGAAAAGTATTTTTTGAGTGAAAAGATGTTAGAATTGATTACATTCCAAGAAAAAACGAACGGAGAAATAGCAAATCTAAACAAAGGTGGTGAACGTGGTTCTGTATATGATGCAAATACTGATTCAATGAGCTGTTTAAGTGCAACAGATTACAAACAACCTAAACAAATTTTAATAAATTCAGCTACATCAAAAGGATATGAGGAAGCAAGAGAAGGAGATTCAATCAATTTTAGCGTACCATCTTCAGAAACACGAAGAGGAAGAGTAGATAAAGGAGTAGCACAAACATTAGATACTGGATGTAATCAAGCAACAATAGATGGGTTCAAGATCCGAAGATTAACTCCAAGAGAATGCTTTCGACTAATGGACTTCCCAGATACATTTACTTGGAAGGTAAGCGACTCACAAGCCTACAAACAAGCAGGTAACTCAATCGTTGTGAATGTACTTTACAAAATCTTAAAACAATTGCCATTATGAGATGTAAAAACTGCAAACAAAAGTTTGAGCCTGTAAGATTCAATCACAAATACTGCTTACAAGACGATTGCATCAGAGCTTTTGTAGCTGAGGTCAAACAAAAGACTTGGAAAGAAACCAAAACACGAATGAAAACAGACCTAAAAACTACACAAGATTGGTTAAAGGAAGCACAGACAATATTCAATCAGTTTATCAGACTACGAGATAATGGACTATGGTGCATATCCTGTAACCTACCTCCTAAGAAAAAGAACGCAGGACATTATTACTCACAGGGAGGACATTCAAACGTTCGCTTTGATGAGGACAATGTTCATCTACAATGTGAAGCCTGTAACACTTACTTATCAGGTAACTTACTAAACTATCAGATAGGAATAGAAAAACGAATTGGAGCAGAAAAATTGATTGAATTACAAGGCAAAGCTCACATAGAGAAAAAATGGAGTGTTGATGAACTAAAAGAATTAATTTGTACGTACAAAACCAAAGTAAGACAGTTACAATGATATCAAATAAAGCCAAAGAACTATCAAGTGAATCGCATATTCAAAAAAGCATTTTAGTTGGAAGCGAAGGAGAAAGTAAATTTCTTATAGCCTGTAACTTGAATAACATACAATGCAAAAAGAGTAGCGAACAAGATGATATATTTAATCACGTTGATTACTGGATATATGATAAAGGAGTTGATGTTAAAGGATTGAAACAATCACATAAAGAAGGATTTGTTGTAGTTGAATTTAAAAATGTTAATGGAAAAGGCGGAAGTTGCAGTGATCAATCAAAAGCTGAATGGATTGCTTTCCAATTTGAAACTTGTTTTTGGATTGTACGGAAAGAAGAACTATTAAATTACTGCAGAGAAAATGTTGAGTTAAAATATGTAGAATCTTTTAATGATTGTTATAAGAAATTATATCGCAGAAAAGAACGAAAAGACCTAATGACAAAACTAAAATTAAGCGACTTAAAAACATTTAACTTCATTTGGAAACTAAATTTTTAAAATAATTTAATAAAAAAGTACACAATTGCAATATTATTTATATATTTGTCTAAACAAAAACCAATTAATTATGAAAAATCTATTAAAAATTCAGGCAGAATTAAAATGTCCAAAAGGTAGCTTTAACTCATTCGGTAAATACAAGTACCGTAGTGCAGAGCAGATTCTTGAATCACTTAAACCATTGCTGCAAAAACACGAATCAACATTAGTTCTAACTGATGACATTGTTCAAGTAGGTGATAAGCTATTTTTAAAGGCTACTGCGACACTTTCTGATTCTGATAGTGTAATTCATTCAAACGGATTCGCAGAGATGAGTGAACACAAAGGAATGTCATCTGAACAATGTACAGGTACTGCATCAAGTTATGCACGTAAGTACGCATTAAACGGACTGTTCTTAATTGACGAAACGGAATCAGATCCCGACTCAAAAGATAATACTCCAGTGCAACCAAAGAAACAAACGTTAGATACTAAAAGATTCCAAGATGCAGTCAAAGCAGTAACCGAAGGAAAGATAACACGTGAGTCTTTAGAAGCAAAGTTTAGTTTAACAGAAGGTCAAACCGATATTTTAAACGCACTATGAAAGTTAGATGCTCTGCTATAGGAAAAATTATGTCAGCACCTCGTAATAAATCGGAGGTGCTTTCACAGACTGCAAAAACTTACATTCACGAGATGGTGCTGCAGGATAAATACGGAATAAGAAAAGAGTTTAGCTCACGTTACACAGACAAAGGAAACGAAGTAGAAAACGAATCTATCAACTTAGTTAACGAAGTCTTAGACGTTGGATTTATCTACAAGAACGAGGAGCATTACCAAAACGAATGGATTACTGGAACACCTGACGTAAACACGGAGCAAGTTTTACTAGACGTAAAATCCTCTTGGGATGGTTCTACCTTTCCGTTTTTTGAAACTGAGATACCTACAAAGGATTACTATTACCAATTGCAGGGGTATATGTGGCTAACAGGTAAACAACAGTCAATGCTTTGTTACTGTTTAGTTGATACTCCTGAACTAATGGTTGAGGATGAGATTCGCAGAACACATTGGAAGCTAAACCTAATGGAAGAAAGTTTAGACCTAAGAGACGAAATACAAAAGAAGCACATCTTTAGCCACATCCCAAAGAACAGACGTGTCAAAGTATTTTATGTACAGAAAGACGAAGCAGTCATTGAAAGAATCAAAGAGCAGGTAGAACTTTGCCGTGAGTATTATAACACATTAATAAATTTCTTATGAAGCAGACAGTAATAAATATTATTCTAGATAAATACGAAAAAGCTATTGAACACGCAGCGTATTATAAACAAAGAGTGAATAGACACGAATCACAATTAATGGATGCTAATAAAGAAATTCAAAAATTAAAAAGTGAAATTATTTTTTATCAGGCAAAAATTGATGAACTAGAAAAAAACGAAATATGAACCAACTAATAGAAGACCAAATAGTAATACGTGTTCTTAGCCGATTTGCTGAACGTTCGCAAGTAGGAATAGCCAAGTACAAGACTACGCTAGAAAGAACAGACCTAGACACGTTACAATGGCTTACACACGCACAAGAAGAAGCTATGGACTTTGTGCTTTACTTGGAAAGACTTAAAGACGAATTTAAAACCAAAGACAAATGAAAATAACTATACAACAATACGAACACACTGTAAGCCACGAAGTACCACACAACGATGTTGACCTAGACGAAGCAATTATGATGTGCGAAGGATTACTTAAAGCGACTGGATATGTATTCAGTGGCAACCTTGAGATAGTTGATGAGTGGAAAGAAAACGATGATTGGAAGTTACAAATCGAACAAGGATAAGTGGCAATTTTTACCACATATCTTAAATAGAAATGATAACTAAACAACAAGAACAATAGTTAAAATTAAACAAATATAAAATGGAAAACAAGTTAAACACGGGAGCAATCTTCAAAAACACGAACAAGAAAGCGGATAACCATCCAGACTACAAAGGTAAAGTTAACGTAAACGGCAAAGAAATGGAAGTAGCTTTGTGGGTAAAGCAAGGTAAAGCAGGATCATTCTTCTCTGCAGCATTCTCAGAGCCTTA